AGTCTCTCATACCGCAATAAGGTAGTAATCCTATTAGGGGTTACTATCTCAGTAGGTAACCTTGGTAACAAACCAAGGGCCTGGGGTATTTCAGCAACAGCGTGCCAGAGCGATTCACATCGCGCGAACACGGTCTGCTTAAATACGCTACAAACCTTCTCGTCGAAGGTTTACTTAATTGATTGAACCACTTCTGGATCAAGCAAATAAGGTGTGGAAGATTCATAGGAATTCCTATGAACTACACGAGTGAGATCTACAAGAGACCTCATTGCATGCTTCTCACACTTACGTAGAAACCGGTCGGTTTCTAACCACATCTTAGTCAGGTTTGACCCTGGGTAGGATATGTTTAGACCGATTGGTTCCACGAGATGTTTGACACTGTCAAACACTCGTCTCTGCGCTTTTGTCAAAAGCACTGCAGATTTTGGGCCCAAATTCTTACAAATGTCAAGGAAGTTGTCGTTAGACACCTTCCTCCATTTATAAGAAGGTAGAACAGCATCAGAAAGGATAATCTTCCCAGCAAACTCCGAAAGGATATTGCTTGAGAGACTCTTCTCTGGGGACCAAGGACAATCCATCATTGCTAGTAAGGCAATGTAGGAGTGATAAAGATCATCATCTAAGATGATGACATCATCACCAACCACAAAGAACTGATGATCATATTCTCGATCCAAAAGGAAAGAGAGTAAAAGACCATGAGTCAATGTAAACATACCAAAACTTGGATATAATCCGAGTGGTTGGCCACGTTTCCATTGGATATCACCATGTTTAGATTTCCATCTAAGCTGTGAGATCTCTTCAATGAGGTTAATGTCTATGATATCTCCAAAAATAGCCCTAAGAGTTATAACCTGTATTTCCAAAGGGAAATAGTCGGTTGCTCCGGTTAGGTCTATGGAGTGAACTGTTTTACCAGCTGACAAGGATTTTTGAATCCAAGGCGTTGCTCTAGACTGATCATAGGTACAATCCCATTCAAGTTTTCTGACAACATTGTAAATGCTGTCTCCAATAGGCTTTAAAGCTAATTGGTGGATCCTGTAAGGGGATGCGATTGCTCGCATCTTCAAACCAGGTTCCTGTAAAAAGTGAACTTCACCACCATATAAATGGGGGTCGGGATTAATCTTATCAGGTCTAGATGTAGGACCAACGACTCCTTTTGTTACAGGCGCATAAAGCGCGTTGTATCTCCAGGCGAAGTTGTAGTTCTCTATTCCATCACCATAATGCATTTCTGCAAGTATGTCTTTGGATTGACGAACTCTTTTCTCTGAATGAAATTGAGGGGCCCATTTCTGGTCCGAACCTCGATACTCAAGCAAAGAATTTCCTCCACGTTTAACTTGTGCTCTCGGTATTAGCCGAGAGACGTAACGTTTGTATGTTTCAATAAAGTTCTCGGGTAAACCCAAGGGACTTTCACATTGAACACCCTTTATGAACTTGTCAAGTTGAGATTTTGTCTCTTCCAGATTTGTAAATAAAGTATAGATGTTTAATGCTTGCAAAATAATATTGAATCGCTTGCGCGATCCATTCTTACTTTTGCTATTGAGACACCACTTCATTACTGAGCCACAGATCCCATAAGGAAAACCACTTCGGTTCTTTCGAACCCAAGTGATAGTACTTTCAAGACCTGCCTTTCGGTGAATGAGATCTATCTTGAGACTTTTTAGTCTCT